GATTGCGAAGCCAAGGGAATAGAAAAAAGGCGGTCTGTAAAAGGCCGCCCATACAAAACCCATTTACATCATCTTATCGCAAAAGGAGGCAACCAGCAACATGGACAAGGTAAGGCTGCCCCGCCGTGTGGCGGATGCGTTGGAAGAAGCGAAAGGGTCGCGTGGCGGGAACATCGATATGATTGCGTGGAACATTCCGCGAGGGTATAGGGGTGACGTTTGGTTCTGGAATGAGCTTTATGAATTTTCTCTTAACAAAGGTGGATTTCTCAAACTCATCGACGCACTCCGCTATGGCTACGACATCGAACCCGAACCGATCACGGTCACGATCACACCGGAGATGCAGGACAAGTTACGCAAAATGTACAACGATAGCCCGCGCGACGAAAGAGTGGGTATCAGGTACGCTTTGACCGCGCTTGATCTCAAGATCCCCGGGGTGAACGACTGATGGACCGCCTTTCCCTTGACCGATTCGCGCACGGGCTGCCCGATCCGCAGGAAACCACCGACCGTTTCGTCTGCTACTGCGCGTGCGGTTGCGGCATGCCAATCCATGAACTGGACGTCGTGATTGAGTGCCAGCTTACCAAGGACTTGTACTATTCCGAAAACTGTTTCCTGCGCAAAAGTGACATCCGCCGTGTGTGGGCGGGGACGAGGGAGGATGCAACGTGAGCAGATATTTTACCACGCTTTCCTTTACTGAAGACCCGTTCGATCAATGGCGTGCTGCGGAAGTTGGAGCTGTTGTTGTGATGGGTGCAAACGGACGCCCGTTCTGGCGGTTCGACAGCAAAGAGCAGTACCAACGGTATATGATGCTTAACGCCAAACGGCAGGAGTGGGAGGAAAGGAGGAAAGCAAAAACAGGCAATGCGGACCAAGAGGAGGTACGGTCTTAAGTATCACGACGGTCGCTACCTTAGCTGGGACCCGGAACATTTTCCCCTCACTTCTGACGTGTTCGAGGCGAGGAAGTTCGTTAGCACCGAGGACATAGCAGTATTCCTCGAACACAGTCCTTACAGACCGGAAGCTCACGGATTGTCATCGGAAGACTTTGAAATTTGTGAATTTGAAATCACGTGCAGGGAAGTAAAAGAAGAAGGTGGAGATTGACCTATGAGCGAGAAAAGGACGCTCGTCTCAAAATTGGCGGAAGTCATGAAGCGTGTGGATTACATTCCAAAGACAGGAGTCAATGACTTCCATCGTTACCGATACGCCACGGAGGCGGACGTGAACGAGCGTGTCCGGAAAGTGCTGGCAGAACTGAACGTCGTCATGATCCCGAACGTAAAAAGCCATTCGGTCCGCGAACACGTGAACGCGAAGGGGAAAACGGAGTACATCGTCACTGTCGGGGTGGAATTCACCTTCTACGACGGCGACAGCGGCGAGACGATCACATTCATGACCTACGGCGAGGGGCAAGACGCCGGTGATAAGGGGACATACAAAGCCATTACCGGGGCGCAAAAGTACGCGCTGATGAAGGCCTTCATGATCCCGACCGGCGACGATCCCGAGTCCGACAGCGGCGTGGACAGACGGAACGCATCGCAGGAAGAAGATGAACCGTCTGAACCGCCCGCCACTCTTAAAGCCAAATACGAAGCCGGAAAGGGAAGCATGGAAGGCTTTGACGAGTGGGTGGCTCGGCAGAAGGAAAAGGGCATGACATACCGCCAGATGGAGGAAATACTCGCCAAGGCGTTGTTAGAAAAAACGAGGGGAGCGAGACGGAATGAACAACGTGGTGCTGATCGGGCGACTGGTACGTGATCCTGATATGAGGTACACGCCTAACGGAGTGGCCGTAACAACCTTCACGCTGGCGGTGGATCGCCCATTTTCTAACAACAAAGGTGAAAAAGAAGCGGACTTCATCCCCATCGTCGTATGGCGTCAACTCGCCGAGGCTTGCGCTAACCACTTGAGCAAAGGGCGTCTGGCAGCCGTCCAAGGGCGCATTCAGACGCGGCAATACGAGAATAACGAAGGTCGCAAGGTGAACGTGACAGAAGTTGTGGCGGATGTCGTTAGGTTCCTGGAACGCGCTGAAAAGCAGCGGTCGTCTGGTGGTGGAAATGGCGATCCGTTTGCGGACGACGGCAAGCCGATTGAGATCAACGACGATGATCTCCCGTTCTGAGGTGCAGTCATATGGAACTGCACCAAATCAACAAAGAGATTTACGCCATATCGCAAAGGCTGGATAAGGCGACCAAGGCACTTTACAAATTGGGGCTTGAAAAAGCCGAGACAGAACGGGTTTATCGCATGAGACTTGCGCAGGAAATGTTGTCGCTCCGGGCGGAGGGAATGCCCGCCGCGATGATCTCAGACATAGCACGTGGTAACCTTTCGGATCTTCTCTTTCAGCGAGACGCGGCGGAGGCGAAGTTTAAAGCTGCCATAGAGTCGCTCGACGCCCTGAAAAGCCAGCTTACCGCGCTGCAGTCCATCCTGAAGTACCAGGAGCAAATATGACGTTCGAGTTGAGGCCCGTCCCCAAGCCGCGACACAAGCGCCACAAAAAGACCGCCAAGCAGCGCGGGGCGGTGACAAAGGAAGTGTACCTGAAGGCGTGGGAGCGGTCCGGAGGCCGCTGCGAGCGGTGCGGAATGGGATTGGGCCAAGTGTGGAGTCTCGAAGCAGCACATGTTGAACGGCGGTGGAAATTCGGTCAGGAGGGCGTAACCGAACACGACATCGTGATATTGTGCGGCCCTCCGACCGATTCCCGGTCATGCCATTACTGGGTTGATCACACGAGAGAAGGGCGGGAATGGTTGCTACGGAAACGGGAGGAACTGAAAAGGGGATGAGACCATGCAAAACAGTTACCCCTTTCCGACGTATTCCGGGCTGCTGGAGCCCAAGCACTACAAACAAATAGGCTCGGCGATCTGGCTTTTCCTGTGGTGCATAAGCTCCACGACCAAAGAGGAAGAAAGGGAAGGGGTAACGTGGGGCATCGTCCTCGGGGGAAAGCCGGTTAAGTCCGAGGAAATCGCGGAAAAGTTCGGGGTAAACGAAAAGACAGTCAGACGTTGGATAGAATCCTTGGAAACGCACGGTTACATTTCTGTAACCAGGACATCCAATGGCATGACGATTGAGGTAAGGAACTCCAAAAAGTTCGCGGACAAAAATGTCCGATCAGATCGGACAAAAATGTCCGATCACGACGAGAGACCGGACAAAAATGTCCGATCAGATCGGACAGAAATGTCCGATCAGGTGGACAAAAATGTCCGATCCAAAAAAGATATTACAGAGATAAATAATAATACTACTACTGCTGCTTCTTTAGATAGCGACGACGAGATTTTCCGGCAAGCGCAGGAAATTGAACGACATTTCCTGCAACGTCGGGGCAAAGGAAACATGGTCAGCCCATCGGACTTTGCTGCGATCCGAAAGATGTTGGCTGATGGAATTCCGGTTGACTTGATTAAAGAGTGCATCGACCGATCCTTTGCCGAGTTTAAACCGAAGCACGTGCGCGATGAGATACGCACGATCACATATTGCATCCCTCGCTGCTATGACGAGTGGACGAAGAGAAACGCCCCCATAACTGATGCGGTGCCGCACGTGTCAGTCGCCCTTGGGGGCCACCGGAAAAACAGGTTGCAGATCGCCAATGAAAAACTACTTCGCGAAATCATGGAGGCTGAGGAACGTGACCGAAACCGAAGTGCGGAAGTTGTTCCTTATCATCCAGAACACATATAGCAACTTCGTTTGGGACGATGTGAAGGTGAAAATCTGGGCTGACCTCCTCCGTGACACGCCTTTCGACTTGGCGCAGCGCAACCTTCGGGAATACATCATGAACCCGGAAGAGAAGTTCCCCCCGCACCCTGGAGTCCTTGCAAAACGGCCGGAATCGAATGGCAGATACGTCCCGAACGCCGAAGAGACAAGGCGCATGCTGGACGAGATGGACAGACAGCGGGAAAGAGCGGTTCCGATGCCGGAAGAGTTCCGAAGGAGGCTGAAACTGCTTGCGCGGAACAATTGACCTACCGCAGAACATCGAAGCCGAACGAGCGATCATCGGTGCGATCTTGCTGGAGCCGTCGGCGATGGACATTGTAGACGAAATGCTGCGCGGGGACGAGTTTTACGACCAAGCGCACGCGAAAATCCTGAAAGCCATGCGTGAAGTCGTGGACGATGGCAAGGCGCTTGATATGGTGACGCTCGCCGCCCGCTTGCAGGAACGCGGCCAGCTTGAGGAAGTCGGCGGCGTCAGCTATCTGGCAAAGTTGGTAGGTTCCGTGCCCACCGCCGCAAACGTGGACTACTACTGCCAGATCGTCAAGGATACATTCCTGCATCGACAAGCGATCATCACAACGACGAATCTGAGCCATGAACTGCGAAAGAGCGATCCTGCGGAGGCGTTGGCGAAACTCCAGATGGCGGCAGCGGAGATAAGCGAAAGACAGAACCAGGGGAAGGGCTTCCGTCCGATTGGCGATCTGCTGGCCGCGCACAACGAGACAATGGAACGCCGCTTCAGCAACCCAAACAAGGGATTGACCGGCACAAAAACAGCACTGACGGCGCTGGACAGGCTCACGGGAGGAAGGCAGAAGCAAGACCTAATCATCGTTGCGGCGCGGCCGTCGGTGGGGAAAACGGCGTTCGTCATCAATGAGGCGGCGGCAGCAGCGAAAAGCGGAACTGTGGTAGGGTTTTTCAGCCTGGAGATGGGCGACACGTCAATTTTGGATCGGTTTGTTTCGATGATCGGGCACATCGACGGGATGAAGATTAGGACCGGACGGTTCGAGTCGGACGATTGGGAGAGATACACACGAGCGGTTTCAGAACTTTCGGAATTGCCGATCTATATCGACTCCGATCCAGGCATGACGATCCACCAGATACGCGGAAAGGCGCGGGGGCTGCGGCGGAAACATGAAAACCTGCTCATCATCGTCGATTATCTCCAGCTTATCCACGCGGGAAGGAAGTTCCAGAACCGTGACACGGAAATCGGGTTCGTGGCGCAACAGCTAAAAGAGATGGCTAAGGAACTTGATTGCCCGGTCATTGCAATCAGTTCCCTTTCCCGGAGCGTGGAGAGCCGGCAAGACAAGCGCCCGATGCTGTCAGACCTGCGGGAGTCCGGCCAAATCGAGTTCCACGCCGACGAAGTAGACTTCCTCTACCGCGAGGACTACTACAAAGCGGACACCGAGAAACAGAACATTGTGGAAGTCATCGTCGCGAAGGGACGCAATACAGGGGTTGGAACCGTGGAATGCGTGTATTTGCGGAATTACAACAAGTTCCTCGACCTCGAAACAAGACGTGAAGAGGTGTCACGCCGCGAACCAGATCCACGGAGGCAGTGGGCATGAACGAGATTCGTCGCAGATGTGGAAACTGATACGTGAATACGAAAACGCCTATACGGGGCGCAGAGAAGCCGAGAGGAGGATATACATGATTCCGGTTGAGGCGATTGAACGGGTGATTGATGATTTGGAGACCAAGAGGGAAACAGCAGATAGATTCATTGATAACGCAGAACCACAAGAAACTATCACTTTAGCTGCACATACCGGGGCAAAAGTTGCTTTTGAATATGCCATCCAAGAACTCCGAAAGGTGCTGTCCGACTATGCCCGGTAGGACGAGCCGTGACAAAGGCATGCGCGGGGAAAGGGAATTCGCAGACCTTGTATCTGGCAAACGAATCCCTTTATCCGGCGCACAGTCCGGTTTTGAAAACGACGTGCTGATTGAAACGCCGGTTGGAACGTTGCGGGCAGAGGTAAAACGGCGTAAAGACGGATTCGCCACGTTGTACGGTTGGATCGAAGACGAGCGCGAGAAACCGGACGTGGTGGCCTTCCGGGCGGATCGGAAGCCGTGGCTGGTGTGTATGTCGCTGGATGTTTTCCTGAAACTGATCGGGAGGGCGGAAGAATCATGAGTTTTCGACCGGAAAGACCTATCCCCAACCGCAAAAACGAGCTTCGCGCCACCTACCGTAGCAAGGTTGAGACGCGGCCCATGACGCCCGAAGAGTACCGGAGATATTTCGGAACCGAGCCGCCGATCAGAAAATCTCGCAGAAAGGCAGGCGGGAAAAGGTGAACTGGCATCTCGCTACCGATACCGAACTGCTGACGGTGATATTCCACGAACCGAACATTCCGCTTTCGTGGGTTCTGGAGGCGGCGGAAGAGTATCGGAGACGGCATCCGGGGCAGAGGTTGAAGTGGTACCGGACAGAAGGCAGGGAATCCGGATGAACCGCCTCACCCCCGACCAAATCAAACCTGGCCGCTCATACCGGTTGATGCCGCGATACTCATACATCCCCGGCTTGAACCTGATTCGCCGCGTCGAGGCGATCCAAGACGGCAACGTGGTGGTGCTGGTGAACGGGAAAGAGGTGCGGATGCCCGTGCGCGACTTCGCGGCGATGGCGGTGGAGGAAGTGGAGTGATAAGGGGTGACATCATGAAAATCGCAAATGTTCTTTCAATCAGCGGCGGAAAAGACAGCACGGCCATGTGGATATTGGCCGTGAAAGAAATGGGCGTCGAAGTAATCCCGGTTTTCGCGGACACGGGGAACGAACACCCGCTGACCTATGAATACATCGATTACCTCGAATCGAAGTTGGGTCCGGTCAGGCGGGTGAAGGCTGATTTCTCGGAACAGATCGCACGTAAACGAGAATACGTGATGCGCGAGTGGCCGGACAAGCTCATGCAGGCCGGGAAGACGAAAGAGGAAGCGGAATATATTGTCGAGCGGACGCTGAAGCACCTTCATCCGACCGGCAACCCATTCTTGGACTTGTGCATGTGGAAGGGACGGTTTCCGTCATCGCAAGCCCGGTTTTGCACCCAGTATTTGAAAATCATACCGATCACAGAGCAAGTCTATTTCCCGCTTTGGGATGAAGGCTACAAGGTTGTGAGTTGGCAGGGTGTACGGGCAGCAGAAAGTCCGGCGCGAGCGAAACTTCCCGAGCGCGAAGAAGTGCCAGAAGGATACGAGGTTTACAGGCCGCTTTTGAAATGGAGTGCGAGAGACGTTTTTGAAATGCATAAGAAGCACGGAATCAAACCAAATCCGTTGTATTCACTGGGAATGACAAGAGTTGGTTGCATGCCATGCATCTTCGTGAAAAAGGAGGAACTGTTCGAAATCTATCGACGCTTCCCTGAGGAAATC